TGTCATGAACGCCGTGGCCAACGTGGCGAGCATTCAGGAGGCCGGGAGCGATGTGAGCTCCGGGCTCGTGAGCGCGCTCGAGTTCTCCGTCGGCAACAATCTCCGCGGCCAGTCCGCCATCGGCGTGCTCGGGTTCCGGGGGGTCGGGGTCGGGAAGATGGACGTGACCGGGAGCCTCACGGCATTCTTCGAAAACAAGAACCTTCAGGACAAGTACATCGCCGGCACCGAGTCGAGCCTGTCTTTCCGGGTGAATGACGCGAAGGGCAACACCTACATCTTTTCCTTCCCCCGGGTGAAGTTCGAGTCCAGCGAGCAGTCGGCCGGCGGCCAGGATTCCGACATCATGCAGGCGTTGAACTGGAGATCCATCAGGCACGCTACCTACGACTGCCAGATCCAGATCGACAAGTTCGCGGGCGCATAACCAAAGGACGTGAGGTGAGCCGGGAAAACCACCCGCTTCTGTCCGGCCCCGTGGCAGGGGCGGGCCCGGCTCATCACAAGGACAACGGGGCCTTGTAGCACAAAAACGGGGAGGAATAGGCAATGGCGGAAGTAAAAGGACTGGTAATTCCGGATCTCGAAAAGCAGTTTGCGACTACCAGGGACACCTACGATCTTTTCATCGGCACGAACCAGCGGGAGGAGGAGATCATCTTCGAGGTGGCGCAGGCGGGGAACGCCGAGCACAAGAAGATCCAGCGGATGTACACACAGAAACTGGAGCGGGCGCGTAGAAATGCGACGAAAAGAAACCGGATCATCGCCGAGATCATAGCGAAATCGATTCTCAGGAGATGGCGCGGCCTCCTCGACGGGGACGGCAACGAGATCCCCTGTACCTACGAGAACAGGGTGGCTGTGCTCACGAACCCGACCTACGGCGAGCAGCTTTTTATCCAGGTCATGGAGGCGGCATCGGACATCGACAACTTCCGGGACATCGACGAGGAAGACATGGCCGGGGACACAACGGAAGGCGGCGATGAGGCGCTCTCTCCCGAGCGGGAGACGGAAAAAAACTCCGAGAGTTCCTCGCCTGGCACCTCAGGTTCGGGGGACAGATAGCGTGGTGGGAGAAGCTGGAGAGTGAGGGGTACGAAGATCGGATGCCGCCCGAGTATTTCGAGCGGCCGATTCTCCACGAAGACCTCAGGGATACCGTGGAGATGTTCTTCGACCTCTCCGGGAGCCGACCGGTCAACTTCGGTGGGCCGGGGGCTATCCCGGCAAGCGAGATGAACGCCTACTTCGAGATGCTTGATATCACGGACCCCGACATCAAGCAGGTGTTCCTCCGAAGGTTCCGTGTTCTTGACAGCGCCTTCCTCCAGTACCACAGCGAGAAACGGAAGAAGACCGACGGCAAGAAAGCGCCGCCCAAGGCAGGGGGCGCCCCCAAACCGAAGGGCTTCCGCAGGCACAGGAGATAGGGCGGCATGGCAGACGACGTTTCCACCATCTACATACGGCTCGACTCCTCCCAGTACGAGAGGGCAGAGAAGACCGTCGAGGCATTCAACGAGAAGCTCAGCGCCTCTGTCGACCGCCTGATCGACGCGATCCTGAAGCTCGGCAAGTCGTTCGACAGCGTTTCGGGCAAGCTGACCAAGGCCGCCACCACGAGCCAGGACACGGCTGACAAGGTTTCGAAGATAAAGAAGTCGGCCGAGGATGCCGCGACCGGGGTGCTGGTTCTCGAGTCCGAGCTCACCAAGTACCAGATCGAGGCCGGCAAGGCTACGTCGGCCACGAAAGCATACCAGGTTGCCTTTGCCAGGCTGGGCGACACCTATGGCAAGTCCGAGGCATCCATGGCCAGGTGGCTGCCGCAGTTGAACAAGGTGGAGGCCGCGATCCAGAAGCAGTCCATGGCCATGGATGCGGCCGGGCAGAATGGCCGGCGGTATTACGAGACGACTGACCGCATCGCCACCATGCAGGACGTGCTCACCGGCAAGCTCAGAATCACCTCCCAGGGCTTCGAGGAGGTGGCGGCCAAGGCCGACAAGGCGGCCAAGATAAAGCCGCCCCCCCTCACGGAGTTCGAAAAGGCTGCGCAGAAGGCAAAACAGCTCCCTCTGGCCTACCAGGATGCGTTCAGCAAGCTGGCCAAGTCTGGCGCCGACATGAAAACCTGGCTGCCGACACTGAACAAGGTGGAGGCCGGGATCCAGAAGCAGGCTCATGCCATGAACATGGCCGGTCAGGCCGGGCAGGAATACTACCAGCATGCCGATCGCATCGCCCTGATGCAGGATGTCATGGCCGGCCGGCTCAAGATCACCGCCAACGGGTTCGAGGAGGTGGCGGCGAGCGTAGAAAAGCAGAAACGCGGTCTCCAGCACCTACTGCCCCATGTCTTCGCGGTCACCGCGGCCTACATGTCCATGCGCACCGCTCTGCGCGGGTTCGTGGAGATGGCCAGGACCGGCATTGATTTCGAGCACCAGATGGCCATCGTCGGGAGCATCACGCGGGCAACGGCCATGGAATTCGAGGCGCTGGAGCAGGCAGCCATCCAGGCCGGAGAGTCCACGGTATGGACCGCCTCGGAGGCGGCGGACGCCCTGAAGTACCTGGGCATGGCCGGCTTCCAGGCGGCCGAGGCCATCAAGGCCCTCCCCGGGGTCCTCGACCTGGCGCTGATCGGCTCCATGGACCTGGGCCGGGCGACCGACATCACGTCCGACACCCTGGTCGCCCTCGGGATGCAGGTCGAGGAGATCGACCGGGTCGTCGACGTGTTCACCGGCACGATCACCCGGACCAATACCAACATCGAGATGATGGGGCAGGCCATGAAGTTCACCGCGCCTCTCGCGGGACAGCTCGGCTATACGGTCGAAGAGACTTCGGCCATGATCGGCATCCTGGCGCAGTCGGGCATCAAGGCCGGTATCGCCGGCCGGGGCCTGCAGATGGCGTTCAACAAGACGGCGTCGGCCGCCCAGCGGCTCGGGCTCGACGCCGGCGCCAACCTGATCGACGTGCTCAAGGAGCTAGAGCGCCAGCAGATCAGCGTCTCCGAGATCACCACCATGTTCGGCATGAACGCGCTCAAGTCCGTCCTCGTCCTCAAGGAGAACGTGGCCCAGTACGAGAACCTGGTGGACGTGCTGAAAAACTCCGAGGGCGAGGCGGCCGAGTTCGTGAATACCCTCGACACGGTCCAGGTATCCTTCCGGCTCCTGAAGTCGGTCATCCAGTCCATTGCCATCGATGCGTTCGATCGGTACCGCGACAGCCTCAAGGGTGTGGTCGACGACCTGACCAAGTTCTTCCGAGAACACAAGGGCGCAATCATCGACACAATCGAGGTCATCGGCGCACTGATCAAGCACGGGGTGGATCTCGCTGCCCACTTCGTTCTCTTCAAAGGGGCGGTCAAGGCATGGAAGACCGTCGCAGCCGATGCGGCAATCGCCACGGATATCCTGAGCACCAAACAGACCCGGCTCGCAACGGCCGTTAAGGCGGCCAACGCCGCATTCATGCGGTTCCTGCCGTATCTGGCAATCTATGCCGGGTTCAAGCTCGTCGAGAAGATCTACGCCGAGCACAAGGCCCTCGAGGATCTCGTTGAGGCTGGGGGCGCATTCGAGCGCAAGTGGAACGATCTGAGAGACCTGGAGCCGATCGATCTCTCAGCGAAGCTCAAGGGGGGCGAGGGCTTCAAGAGACCGATCGAAGAGGCAGAAAACCTCATTGCCCAGTATGAAGACCGCATCAAGAGCAGCCTCGCCTGGGGCATGGTCTTCACCCTGGATCCGCACGGGTACTACGAGAAGAACATTAAGCCCATGCTGGAAAAGATCGAAGAGGCCAAGGGGGCGATCGCCGATCTTCAGTACGCAGAGTTCCTGAGCAGGGCGGGCATCACCCGCACCAGCAAGGGCGAGTCCGACAGGCTGGGCCTGTCGCACCTCCTCGATGGGTGGAAGAGTATTAGCGATATGTCCGCTGCGGAGCAGGCCCTCAAGGGCGAGATCACCGGCGAGACGGTAAAGGAAATGCAGCGGTTTCTCC